CTGCCATGGCAGCTAGACCGCGCCGGCGATCCGATAAGGTTTCATAGCTAGTCACACTCATCGGACATGAGCGAAGGCTTTCGGACCGCGCCATAGCTTATTGCTTGGACAATGCGAGCGGCGCGATGTGATAGCGGCGCACGCCGTCCTTGCCCACTTCGGAGACGAGCAGAAGCTTGAGCTTCTTCCTCACCAGTCCGCTGAAGAAGCCGCGCACCGAATGCGGCTGCCACCCGGTCTCGGCGACGATGTCCTCGATGGCGACGCCGGATTGCCGCCTAAGCATCTCGATCACGAAATCCTGCTTGCTTTGCGAAGGCGCTGCTCGCTTCTTGGATCCGGCGGCTGAAGCCTTCCGAGCTTTGCCGCGCGGTTTTGCGGCCGCCATCTTGCGCCGGCGTGGCCTGCTTGCCGCGGCCTGGACGGGTTTCGGCTCTTCCGTTTCATTGATGCCGAGGGCAAGAAGCCCGCTCTCAGTGATGAACAGGCCAAGAGGACGGCGCTCTTCGTCGCGGCGCCATTCAGGCGCGCCGGGGATAACCCGACGCTCTTCCACGAGCTTACGCTTGCATAAGGTCCCGACCACCTTGTCGAGCGCCGCGCCTTTGACGGTCAGGCTCTGTGGAAAGGGAAGGAGAGAGCCGCCGGGACGTTGCGCCGCGGCGCCGAGGATCACGAGCTGAGCGTCGCTGTGCTTTGCGGGTTGAGTCTTAGACATACTGAGCCTCCATCATGGCGCGCCGGCCCGATGCCGGCGCTTCCACCGCCTAGAGCCCGGCCCAAAGGCCAGGTGAGGCGATGACGGAGGCTGTCCCGTCACCGAGCAGCAAGCATGCACGCTCTCTTCGGCAGCGAAGTCCAGTTCTCTTATTTTGCAAAAATGCACCCGATTAGCAGCTTATCGAGTGCCGCTCAGGACGCCGGTTACGATGAAATCTGTGCCGACCCCCAGCTATCGCCTAACACAACCCTTTAATAGGGCCGCAGTACATGAAGTTTCGGTTGCTAAACGCTCGATCCAATCCTTGGGAGAGCGCGTCGACCTGATCATCATATTTTGCCGCCGGAAAGGCCATGAGCTCACGGAGAAAATCTTCGGACCACGCAGCGTGTCGCGGCAGATGCACACAACCGGCCTCGATCCTGGCCAGTTGGGCATTCATACGCATCACCTTATCCATGATCGGCTTCTCCGGAATCGCACGGATACCTTCCCGCTTGAGATCTTGGATCAGGCTCATGCCCGAGCCCTTGTCTTCAATTACCAGAGCGTAGCTGTTGGTATAATTTTTCCAGCGGCGATGCACTTCGATGATCTTGCGCCGGAGATCCGGGTAGTCGAGCCGCTCACGCACAACATCCAAGACATATGCGATTTCGCCTTTGACCTGCAAAACGACACAGGCCGAATAGTCGGACAGCTCGCCGGCGCTCATTGCCGTATCCCAACTGACGATCGTCTTATCGCCCACATCCCGCAGCGGCAGCGCGTCATAGATAGGGAACCAAGAGCCTTTGATGAGATTGCCGCCCGCCGCGATCGGCTCCTGTTGATACTGGGCAGCAAAGTCGATTGAGCCCATGGTGTGCTTGAGGTTATCCAAGGCCCATTTTGGTTCACGTTCGGGATGCAGCAGCTCGCCGACCTTGCGGTGATGGTACCTTTCCGGCCCAAGAAGCACGACCTGCTCAAATTCGGCGATTGCCGGCAGGCTCAGCTCGGTCCAATCACCCTGCTCGCGAAGATGTCCGACGAGATCATCGACGTGTAGGCGCTGCGTGACCACGATGATGGCGTCCTCGGCCTTGTTGTCGAGGCGCGACAACAACGTATTGGCATACCACTGCTTCAGGCTCTCGCGCGCCCTTTCCGAATGCGCATCCTGCGCGCTTAGAGGATCGTCGAGGATGAGCAGGTTTCCGCCACGCCCGGTCAGCGTTCCTCCGACGGAAGTAGCATAGCGAAACCCCCGCGCCGTCGTCATGACCTCAAGCTCGGTGTCCTTTGCTGCACTGATCCGCGTGCTTGGGAATAACCGCTTATAGAGGGGCGATCGCATCCCGGCCCGGAAATCATTAGCGTGTTTGCGGGCTAGTCCTTCAGAGTAGCTGACCTCAATGATGCGTCTTGTCGGATCGTGGCCGAGCACGAAGGCGGGAAAGGCGACGGAGGCGCATATCGACTTGAGGCTCCGCGGTGGCACCGTGATGATCAGACGCTTGATCTCACCGCGCATGACGCAGGTAAGTGCATAGGTGATAGCCTCGAGGTGCCAGTTAGGGAGGAACGGACTGCCCGCCGATACGATCGGGAAGATCCGCTGCACGAACGAATAAAAGTCGACGCGGGAGATCGCGTCGATCAGGTTCTGCCGCGTTGGCAATCCATTGTTTTTGCCAGTCATGGTTTATCCTCCGGTTCTTCTTCTTTCGCTGTCTTGTCGGAGAGGTCTTCGGCTTCGGTTGGCGCAGCCTCGAGCGGCTTCAGTCCATGGCGCTCGAGGTATCCCGCGAGAATGGCCTCGTCCTCGGCACTGCTGGATTCCGCTGAGGAAGGCTCCGGCTCCTGGTCCATCAGGCCCGCCGATCGGGCCAACTGAATGAAAGCAGCGAGGGCCTTGGCATCGCTCCTAAGAGCGTTGTTGAAGGTCACGCGGATGATCGCATCCATCCTTGAGACCGAGCGTGTCCGCTCGCCCTCCCGGATGGTGACTTTCTCTTGCAGAGCATCCCTGACTCCGGTTCTAAAATTACGCTGCCCGCGGGCCTGCCTTTGCTGTTTCCAGACTGACCGGGCTTGAACTGCGTATGCTTCGGCGGCTTGCCGTAGCCAACCTCATAGGGTTCGTCCTTGCCGGCACGACGCGGACGGTTGCGTGTCATCATGCGCCCCTCCGCCGTGCGCGCGCCGATTTGGGCGCCGACGGTGCCGGCTGCGCGTCCTTGCGGCCTCCAGCCACCTCTTCGAACGTCTGGCCCGTTTCAGCGTGAACCGCATCGCGCCGGGTGAAGGCCTGCCAACGACGGATCGCGACATCCACGTATTTCGGCTCGAGCTCGAGTGAATAGGCGCGTCGCCCGACGCGTTCGGCTGCGAGGATCGTCGTGCCGGCACCCGCGAAAGTGTCGAGGACGATATCGCCGCGCCGGGTACAGTCCTTGCGACCATCGCGACCGGCTTCACCGTCGGATGGACTGCGAGCTCGTCCATCCGACCCGCCCGGAAGGTGTTCACCCCGGCGTAGTGCCAGACATTCGAGCGTGACCGGCCGTGCCGGCCGAGTTCGACATTATTAAGGTGCTTGGCATCCCCCACGCGGAAGACGCCAATCAACTCATGCTGGCTGCGGTAGAAGCTGCCTTGGCCTGCGTTCGTCTTTTCCCAAACCACCAGGTTCAGCGCCTCGCCGTAGATTTCACGGCCTGCCTCGATCAGCTCACTGATATGCCGCCAGTCCATGCAGACGAAATGAACCGCGCCGTCTCGGGAGACGCCGGCGGCGTTCCCGAGTGTTTCCTCCACAAAGGCAGTGAACTCGCCGGCCGACATCTCGCCTGAGGCCATGGCGAACTCGGCATGCTTGATGCGTCCTCGTCCGACGATGGTCCTGACCCGAAGATTGTAGGGGGGATCGAGAAACGCCATGGCTGCCCTCTTCCCCGACATGAGGCGGCCGATGTCGCCAGTGTTGCGGGCGTCTCCGCACGAGAGGCGATGCTCGCCGAGCTCCCAGATATCTCCGGGCTTGCTCACCACCGAGGCAGCCAGCCATTCGCTTTCTACGCTATCTGCGGGATCCGAGGTGTCCTCCTCGAAATCGATCGCGATTTGGTCGATCTCCACCGGCTCGAAGCCAGTAATGGAAATGTCGTAGCCCTCCTCGATGAGGAGCTCGGTCAGCTCGGGGAGCTCGACGGCGAGGCGCTTCCGATCCCAGCCCGCATTTTCCGTGATCTTGTTGTCGGCCAAGAGCAATGCGCGCTTCTTAGTCTCGCTCAGCCCTTCGACAACAATCACCGGCACTTCGTTGAGGCCGAGACCAATCGCGGCCGCCAGGCGACCGTGCCCCAGCAGAATCGTGTTGCTCTCATCGACCACGAGAGGGACCACGAAGCCGAACGCGAGAACGCTATCGGCGATCTGGCGGATCTGCTTCTTGGAATGGGTCCGTGCGTTACGGGGATTGGGTTTGAGCCCATGGGGCGAAACCCACTTGATCTCGTGTCCGTCTGAAGAATTCATAGATTCTTTAATTT